TTACACCCGGAGCAGAGCGGCTCTGTCGACTATTTTGATGCGCACACGACAGTGGCGCAAAGCCCCGCTTATTTAAACCCGCGGGGAAAGGGCTGTCCAACCGTACCTCACACTCTGCATGCGACCATGGGTCCTACCCACGCATGGTCTAAGTGAGGTCTTGCATCATCTTCCAGGTAATCGGGGTAATCAAGTCCCTCAAGACACACCTGCTGTCCCGGATAAATGTCAAAGGCCCTCCAGTAGGAGACGCGAGCCGTGTCAGAGATTAATGTGACCCTTGAGCCACTCTCGTCATTAAGTCCGCGCGCCAACTGGAAGAACCCAGACTCCAGGGATATGTCATGATTGACGACACCGTAGTTGGGAATGGATGCGAATCTGGAATAGTGTACAGGCACGCCATCGCACAAGGCGCGCCCGCAGGCCCCCACAGCAGTCAGCCAGGCCTTCCTCATCTTCAGGCTACGCAAGTCGCGCGCAGTCGCCAGGTCCTTCGCTAGAGTGGCGGGAGGCCTGACCATGCGCTTGCAGAAGCCCAAGTCCAAGGGAGCGGACTGGCAAAACCGTATGTGTTCAATTATTTTTGTGGAGCCCTCTACACGCAACGTGAACCCGCACGACAGAAAGTGCGGTACCAACTTGTTCACGTCCACTCCATCATGCTCCTCAGTTATAATGACAAAGTCGTCGCCGTTGTCAATGAACGAGTAGCCTTCCTTCCCGAGGCAAGAGTATACCATCCCACAGACGCAGAGAACATTACCAGTGGCTGTATTCATATCGCCACTGGCACGATTGCCCTCCACCTGGAATTTCACTGTTGCCCCGGGAGTTCTGATGAACCCGGTGTTGACCAGCTGGGCTTTGAGTAGACCTCTCAATTCGGCCCTAGCTCCAGCTGGCACAACACTTGTGTAGACACTGTGTTCCCAACGCAGCATAGGCGTGCGGAAGTGTTGTTCACAATGCGAGCAGTCGAACATGTACGCAACTGGTGTTTTGTACTTGGACCACTCACTGTAGAACACATCCGCCACCTGATTGGCGTTGAGCCCCTTTACGACCACCTTCTGGCCGAAGGCATGATCTATGCCTTTGTAAATCCGATGTTCCATAGGCTTCAGGAAACGCCCGACCCTTGCATTG